TTTTAGTTTTTTTTTTAGTTTTTTTTTTTTTTTGTGTTTGTTTTTTATTTTTACACAATTTATGTTTTCTACCTTTAGTTAAATTCATTATTATATAATAAAATAATATTTTTATTTATATAATTATATTAAATGTCTTCCATGAACAATTCTTCCATAAATACTTCTATAAATATATCACAAGATAATGTTCAAGGAAATTGTGATTTAAAATGTTCATACAATTTTAAGTATTCTGAAAGCAATGTTGTTGCTACAAATAAACAATATTATATACAATTGACTTATGATAATACAAGTGGACAAACAATAATATACAATAATAATTCTTATAATGTGTCAAATATCAAAATTTATTCACCATCTATACACATATTTAACTCTACAAATGCAAATGCAGAAATTGTAATTGGACATACGCCAGTATCTGGAGGTGAAAATTTATATGTTTGCGTTCCATTAGTAAGTTCATCTAGTTCTCAGTCATTGATTTCAGATATAATTAATGCAGTATCTTCAAATGCAAATCAACCCGGACAATCTACAAATTTAACATTTACAGTAAATCTAGAAAATATAGTTCCGATTAAGCCGTTTTTTTCATATACAAACACAAATAAAATTGGACAAGGAGACTATATTGTATTTGGCATTAATGATGCGATCCAAGTAAACGAAACAACATTAAATAGTTTAAGCAATATGATATCTCAATTTCCTATGTCTACACCGGGCGAAATGTTATTTTATAATTTAAATGGTCCAAATAGTTCATCAAGTGGAGCGTCTGGAGATATTTATATTTCATGCCAACCTACTGGTACATCAACTGATGAAGTTGCAGTAGGTTATGTAAAACCAGATGTATCATATGATTTATCTTCAAGTGGAGCATTACAAGTAATTCAATTTATAATTGGGTGTATAATATTTATAGCCACTATATTTTTGTTAAACTATTTGTATAAGTATTTTACATCAAAAAAAACTACAAAAGAAATTATTAGCAATCTACAAAAATCAGTTAAATCAAATGTAAATAAATAAAATCAAATTATAAATAATATTATATTTTTGCTTGTTTGTAATATTATTTATTAAATTTGTTATTTTTATGTCTAAGCTTTTGTGATTGAAGCCGCATCATACGTATAATCCAAAGAAGGTTTATATGAAGCTTTTGTTAAACTTGCCCCGGATTTTACAATTGGCGCCATTTTACTAACTACTTCTTGTTCTAAAGTATATGGAAACTGATTATATGCTGTAAATTGCGATTGTTTTTTTTCTTCACTTGGTGCATATTTCTTTAATGCATCTATACCAGTTGTTATTGATGATCGACGAATTAAATCGAATCCAACAAATAATGCGAGAACTGCCAATATAGGATTCAGTTTAATAAACATATAAATTACTATAATAATTATCGTAATTTTCCCAACTAAAGTATCAACCATTGTGGCGATCGGTTCTGGTGTCTTATAACCCATTATCAAATAAATTATAAATAAAATTGCAAGAACTAATTCAGACATATGTTCTTTTTTAAATAATTCTGAAAAACTATCCATATATCATATTAATATATTTTATTTAATCACATACATAAATTATATTATAATTACTATAAATATTATTGCTGCCTTTTTATAAAATTATGAAAACAACATAAATAGTTTGTTCTAAATATATTATACCTTAAAATGAATTTAAATACATATTTAGGACAAAAAGGTTATACATTATTGAAAGAACAATTAAGTATTGAACAACAAAAACAAATTAGAAATGATTTATTAATAAAACCATTTACACATGGTATAAATAGTGATAATAAATCATTTCCGGTATATAGAGAATCTGGAAATAAATTATATGTTCCACATTATTATGGAATACAAAATTTTGGAAAACCGTCTAAAATAAAAATTAGTGAAGGCATAAACATAAATATTGCATTTAATGGACAGTTACGTGAATATCAAACACCAGTTGTTAATGAGTACATAAATCATTGTATAAAAGAACAGTATGGTGGAGGGTTACTAGAATTACCTTGTGCATGGGGCAAAACAAGTGCATCATTATATATTTTATCTCAATTAAAAAAGAAAACAATTGTTATTGTTCATAAAGAATTTTTGTTAAATCAATGGATAGAGAGAATAAGCCAATTTTTACCAACAGCAAAAATAGGAAAAATACAAGGTCCTACTATAGACATAAAAGATAAGGATATTGTTCTTTGTATGCTTCAAAGTTTAGTATCTAAAGATTATCCTCAAGAAGTATTTGATGAATTCGGACTAACTATAATAGATGAAGTTCATCATATATCCAGTCAAACGTTTTCTACTGCCTTATTTAAAATTGTAACGAAATATATGCTTGGATTATCTGCTACTATGGAAAGGAAAGATGGAACAACTCATGTTTTTAAAATGTTTTTAGGGAATATAATTTATAAAGTAGAGAGAAAAAGTGAAGATAATTTATTAGTTAAAGTATTAACATATAAATGTAATGACGAAGATTTTAACAATACTATTTTAGATTATAGAGGAAATCCTCAAATTAGTTCTATGATAAGTAAATTATGTTCTTACAATAAAAGAACAGAATTTATAATAAAAACTCTTGTAGATTTTATTCAAGTTGAAAATGTAGATATAAATATTATTAATCAACATAAAACTAATATGGACAATAATTGTCCACCTTGTGAAATATGCGGAAAAAATACAAATTATCTGTTGAAAAATACTTGCTGCAATACAGTAAAATATTGTTTGCATTGTTTAAATAAAATTGTTGAAACTGCTAAAGAACCAGTGTTAGAAATAAATAATAAATTTATAAGTAACACATCTTCATCAGTAACCGCTAAAAAAACAAAAAAGCGTCCCAAATGTCCGTATTGTTTAAAAGTATTAGCATTTGAACAAAATTATATTGAAAATCCTTATGTAAAACCAATTGAGGATACTCATACAATTGTTATGGCGCATAATTTAAATGTTTTAGAATATATGTATAATAAAATAGTGTGTAAAAATTTAGCATCTGTAGGTTATTATGTAGGCGGAATGAGTGAAGCTGAACTAAAAAAAAGCGAAAAAAAACAAATCATTTTAAGTAGTTATCAAATGGCGCAAGAAGGTCTTGATATTCCATCATTAAATTCTGAATTTTTAATAACTCCAAAAACAGATATAGTGCAAACAGTTGGTAGAATATTACGAGCAAAACATGCAACTAAACAACCTATTATATATGATTTTGTTGATACTCATGATGTGTTTCAAAGACAATGGTTAAAACGTAAAGCATATTATAAAAAACAAAATTATGAAATAATTGGAACAAGTAGTATTGATTATAATGGTTCTAATACTTCATGGAAAAGTATTTATAAGCCTAAAATAGTAGGTAATATAAATAATAATACATTAACTTGTAATAAAACAAATATAATGAAGCAATTTAAAAATTCATCTATTAAAAGCAATAGTTCCACAGACGTTAGTATTACACAAGATTCTGATAGTGAATATGATGATACTTGTGAAGTTGAAGATGAACTCCCAAATAATGTTCCAATTTGTTTATAAAAAAAGAAATAAATAATAAATAAAATAAATAATAAATAAAATAAATAATAAATGAAATAAATAATAAATAGAATAAATAAATAAAAATTAATGTCCTCTACTTGGAAAACCTTTACCAGTAAAATGGTTGTAATTATCTACACAGTTCACACAATTTGACAACATTTTATATGTAGGAATATTTGAACCTCCATTTCCAACAACAGAATAAGATGGTGTCATTGGTAAATTATTTTGATATTGACTGTATCCGCCACGCAATTTTCTTTTACGCGAAAATTTTCTTTTTGTTATTCTTAATTTTGATTTATTTTTTAAACTTTTTTTAATTGTTTTTCTTTTGCGATGCATCTTATACCTTTTACTAATATTTTTTATTTTTCTTTTTGAAGATTTTGAACCGCCCTTAAATACACAAATACCTTGGACTTTACCATCCGCTGCATCCACATTATTTTTTGAACCAGCTAACCCGGGAAGTCCGGGAACTGTATTACTGCTAAAAATACTTGGGTTATGTGTATTATATGTATTTACATAATTTCCATTAATATTACTTAAAGGAAATCCAGATGATTTATAGTCTATTGACATATATAATATGATTATATTTTTATTATAATTATATTTTTTGTTATTTTATGAATTACTTATTTATGTTAATGCATTCACTAATCCTTGTGCTACTGTTTTAGCTATTTGTTGTGCGTCTTCTGCAGAAATAAGTGATGACGCACTCGCAGTTTCTGTCACTGTTGTTATATTTCCATCACAATCTATTTTAGTAGCTGATGCGGATGCAGTTGCTGTAAATGTTTTTAGAAAATAAATATTTATAGTTCTAATAATATTTGCAGCATCTGTAATAATTTCAATAAACCCTTTACAATTTAAATACTCGTCCGTACCGGATAAAATATTATAAACATTTGTAGTATCTGCTGGTGCTAAATAATATCCAGTTTTATCATCTTTAATAAATAATATATTTGGCGTAAATGTTATTGACCCATTTGGTAAATAAAATACTCCTATTTCTATTGTATCATAATTTCCAGTAGTATTATTTATATCAAATAATGTTGTTGTAAAAGTTGTTGATCCAATACTCGTGCCTAAATTAGGTGAAACCGAAGGAATAACGTCATATAATGGTGCTTTAAAATATTGAATAATGTTTGGTCCTATGGGTTGTTGTTCAAATGTAGCACCCAATTCAGTATCTACACTATAATAAAAAGTAATATCTGGTTTAGAAGATTGTGACATGTATATATTTGTATAAAATATATAATTATAAAATATTATACGAGATTATTTAATTATTTATTAAACACTCTATTTCTTTTAATTCAACAATTTTATCAAAATTATTATTAGATAGTTGTATAGGAGTCCATTTCTTAAATTTATAATTGTATGAACAGCACATATTATATGATTGTTTTAAATTAACAAATTTGTTATTATTTTCATTTTCAAATTCATCTTCATTATCACTTTCTTCCAAATAATCTAAATTATCATTTTCTTTTATTGTTCTAAATAACTTATTCATCATAACACTTGTCTTAAAATTTGGTATATTTGCTGTATCATATAATACTAAATTGTCATTATTGTAACAATATAAATGATATATATCATTTTGAATATCTGGTTTAACGTTGAACACTATAAATTTTCTCTCTTTACTATTTTTTTGAATAATATTTTGATGTTTGTTTGTATAAATTTTGTTAATTATGTTATTATTTATAATTTTATTATTTATGTAATTATTATTATTATTATTATTTAATAGGTTGTTTAATTTTTCATGGTGCATATATGAAAATGTATTAAAATCTGTAAATTGTTTGAATTGTATTGTTTGTATTTTATATTTTAGATTAGTTATTTTATTTATTAAATTATCATATACAGTATCCATTACTGGTAACATAAATGTAGTATAATAACATTTTTGTTTTATATTGTTCTCTAATATTTGTTTGAATAATAAAAATTTGTTATGCCAATTATTAGTAGATACATTAATACCTTTATGATAAAATATGTCTTCAATTATAAAAAAATGATTATTTAAATAATACATTTTTGTTCCATAAAAAATTGTTCCAGACCCGTTAGCTAAATCAGAACTAAACGATACTTTAATTTTTTTAATTATATGTATTTTTTTATTTTCATTTAATTCCATAATAAAACATACATTTTGTTTGTGGTATGTAGTAAACCAAACAAAACTTTTAATACCTTTAGGTATTGCTAATAATATATCTGCATTATAAACTTTGTTATGTATAATATTTTCATAAGAAAGTTTTATATGAGGTAAATTGTTTAGTATTTGTTGATATTCTGTAGAGTTTATCATTATATATACAAGGATTAATATTTATATCATTAAATCTTTATATCACTTATATAAGAATTATTTATGTAAAGATTATCTATACTATTTGATTCACTTATATTAAAATTATTTACATTATTAGGGTCGTTAGTTACTATATATGAATCTAATTGAGATATTTCAGTAGCTCCCATATTTATAGTGTCTATATTTGTATAATTTAAGTTTGTATTGTCAATGTGTGAATCTGTATTATTTGTATCATTGAGCTGTTTTTTTAAAAAATTTTTTAATTCATTTTTCATTTCATTACTATCTTCTTTTTCTTTATTTAAAATAGTATTATAAATATTTTCGTATTTTTTAGTGGGTAAATTTACTAAATCTTTTACTTTAGGAACTGTCAATGTATTTTTAAAATAATTTATAAAATAATGAATTAAACTTATTAATACTAAAGAAATTAAAATAGCTTGAAATATCCAGAATAACATATTATATAAATAGTTTTAGTTTGGACCATATAAACACAATTTAAATAGTATTATGATATTTTATTTTTTTATACCTTTTATCATTTAAAACGCCTATTTAAAATGATAAAAGGTGTAAAACATGATTAATTATTATAAATATTAACATCAGGTTTGAAATTTAAAGTTAAACTAATATTAAACAATTCTGCTAATATTTTGCCACAATAATATCTGAAGTTCCAACATTGTTCACTGCTAGGCGTATCATATAAATTAGTTGGGTGTACTACAATATTTATTATATTAGAATTTCTAGGTATATTATGATGTTTGAAATTAATGTACAATACATTATAATCAATATTTATATATTTACATTTAATAAATTTTTCAAGTTCTAACATTTCATTAAAAATTTTATCATTGAATTCATCTTCACGATAACTTTTACTACCTAAATAATCTTCGTCAATATAAACAAAATATATTTTTTTAGGTTGATTTATAATATCAATAAATCTATCAATTCTTCTTTTATATTCTTCAATCCCCTTATTAATATCAGTATTAAAATGTGCCAACTCAAACCCATATTTATTATGAAAAATACCATTATGCACATTAGGAATAAAATCGTCAAAATTATTTTCTAATACTTTTTGAATTTTATTTGGAAATAATGTGAAACACCAATCAAATGGTAATGAGCACTTACGAATATTAGCATATTTACACGCTAATGCAGATGTGCATCTATGACCAAATGGTATTATAAAATAATCATTCTTAATTACAAAATTATTAGGATTATTTATTACATAAGAAAACATTTATACTTATATTATATACTAATATAAAAATAAAACACCTAATAAAATAACTCTACATAGTATATTAAGCATAAAAGTGATGATTATAAAATTAAATGATGTTCATTATAATGATGTAGATTATTATTTATAATATATTGAAAGTTTTTGTATCATTATATAATGTATATTTTTGCTAAAATACATACAAAAATATTATAATTAATTATATTATATAAACTATTTAAACATATTATACTTTTTTGTATATACTATATTATTTGCATGGCGTGTTCATTAAATATTGTTATCGTTGAAAAATCTGGTGTCTTAAAATCGCTTTTAGTTAAAGATTTTAAAAAAGAAGAATTATTTAAAAAGTGTGGATTTAAAAAATCAGATAATTTTGTTCAACAAACAGAATGGAATGTTAAATATGAAAATAATAAATACACTATACAATTGTTTGCTAAAAGCGATGGAAGAGCAAATAGTGAAAATAAATACGATTTTCCACCTCCAATTGATAGTAAATTGTTTTTTGGAAATTGTGCTATTGTAGCAACAACAAGAAATGAAAATGGAATTAAAACTTACACAAATTTATCTGTACCTATGTGGGAAAAAATATATGAAAGATTATTTGGAGGTTTCGAAGATTTAAATGCTACTGCATTAGAAGATGAAGAAGAAGAAGACGAATTAAAACATATTCCTAAAGAGAAAAAAACAAAACAAGGTTATTTAAAAGACGGATTTGTTGTAGATGATAGTAGTAGCGTATATGATGATGACGATGAAACATGTGATTCAAATAGTGATGTATCAGAAGATACTGGAGAATATACTAGTTGTATAAAACAGACTAAAACTAATAAAACAAATAATGCTGTTGTAAAAGAAAAAGATGAGTCTGTCTGTGAGGAAGATGGTGCTGAATTAAGTGAAGAAAGTTATGATTACGCAGATTAGAAATTGTTCTAGAAATGTATTTTGTAATATATTAGTATATTTTTTTGAGTTTTAAATAAAATTGATATAAATAATTTAGATTTATATCAAGTAAAATATAATCAAAATAAATAGAATTTAAATATAATTATTGTAAATAATCATATTTGCCAATGTCAATTAAAACGATAGATAATCCAATTCTTTTCAGAGAAAATGTTAGACAAAAACTTAATGAAGTTCTAAAGAATGAAAAAAATAGTCTAAATTTAGAAAAAGGAATTTTTAATTACTCAATAAAAGAAGCAGACCTTAAAAAAATTGTTAAAAAATGGGATAATAAGGGGTTTGTGCAAATCTATTTAGATAGACTTCGTAGTATTTATTTAAATTTAAATGAAAATATAATTGAACAAATAAATAACGAAACAATTAAACCTCATACAGTTGCATTTATGACACATCAAGATTTATCTCCTAGTAAATGGACTGAGCTCATAAATGCTAAAAGTAAAAGAGACCAGTATAAATTTGAGACAAATTTGGAGGCAGCTACAGATACATTTACTTGCAGAAAATGTAAATCAAATAAATGTACATATTATTTACAACAAACGAGATCTGCAGATGAACCTATGACTATTTTTGTAACATGTATAGATTGTGGACAAAGATGGAAAACGAGTTAAAAAATTTATAAATTTATTAAATATGCGGTTGATGTGCCATGATAAAGATAATCATTCATTATATATTATACAAAATAAATAATTGATACTATTATATAAATAATATTTATATAAAGAATATTTTTTATATAATAACATGTTTATTAGATATAATAATTTTAAAAAACTTAAAATTAATAATTTAATTTCAAGAAATATTTTTAATTATAAAGATCCATTTTTATTAGAAAAACAATTAACAGATGATGAAAAATATATTAAAGATGTAGCATATAATTTTTCAAAAAACTATTTATTGCCAAATGTTGTCTCATCATTTAGAAATGAAACATTTGATAAAAATATAATGAAAGAAATGGGAAATATTGGTTTATTAGGTCCTACACTAAATGGTTATGGGTGCTCTGGAGTAAATTATGTTTCATATGGTTTAATTATGCGAGAAATAGAAAGAATTGATAGTGGTTATAGAAGTTGTGCTAGTGTCCAATCTTCATTAGTTATGTTTCCTATATATAAATTTGGCTCACAAGAACAAAAAGATCAATATTTGCCTAAATTAGCAAAAGGTAACATTATTGGTTGTTTTGGTTTAACTGAACCAGATCATGGAAGTGACCCAGCTGGAATGAAAACAAAAGCTATTTTTAAAGACGGTAACTATATTTTAAACGGTAGTAAAAATTGGATTACAAATTCTCCTATAGCAGATATATTTATAATTTGGGCAAAAGATGAAAATAATGATATAAGAGGATTTATATTAGAAAAAAATATGAAAGGAATATCATGTCCTAAAATTGAAGGTAAATTTTCATTACGAACTTCAAATACTGGTATGATTTTTATGGATAATGTTATAGTTCCAAAAGAAAATATGCTTCCGAACATTAAAGGGTTAAAAGGTCCTTTTTCATGTCTTAACAATGCTAGATATGGCATTTCTTGGGGGGTTCTTGGTGCTGCCGAAGATTGTTATTTAAGAGCAAGAGAATATTGTTTGGATAGAAAACAATTTAATAGACCACTTGCTGCAAATCAAATTGTTCAATTAAAACTTACTGAAATGTTATCAGAGATAACCATTGGTCTTCAAGCATCTTTAAGAGTCGGAAGATTGTTGGATGAAAATATATCCATTCCAGAAAATATTTCTATTATAAAAAGAAATAATTGTTTAAAATCATTAAATATTGCAAGAAATGCTAGAGATATGCTAGGTGGAAATGGTATATCAGACGAATATCATATAATAAGACATATGTTGAATCTTGAAGCAGTAAATACATATGAAGGAACTCAAGATATTCATGCACTAATTATCGGAAGAGGAATAACTCAAATACCATCTTTTACAGATTCAAGTAAACAAAAAGAAGATAAAAAATAAAAAATATACAAATAATAATCCGAAAGAAATTTTAATACAGTTTAAAAATAAATTATATGTTTTGATTAGAGCAAAAGGGTCTTTAAGTATAAGTTGTTTATCATCATCAGCATCTTTTGAATATTCATATATGTATTTACGCAAAATATCATCTGAAAATTCGGATGATACTTTTCTTATAAATATTGTATAACCATTTTCTTTCAACGTTTTTTCAATTATATCAATATCCAATTTGTCTCCATCTTTAAATATATGAGGACTCGTTGTAGATGATCTTCTGCACCAATCTATAATATGTGTTGAACAATTAATTATATTATTAAATTCACCATAAACATATAAAATAATTGCAAATAGGCTTTCATTTGCTAATCCTCCAGAACAAATAACACTCGTTATTTTTTTATGTGTGTATATAAAATTTACACATTGTGACACATTTTGTCTATTTAATATAAACCATGCATCATTTGCTAAATGTAATTCTTGGGGTAATAACGCCAAATTTGCTCTTTTATGAAATGATACATTCCACCATGCAGTTTTACACGTAATTATACTTTTATTATAATAATTATAAAATAAATACTTAAATCTTTGAGGAGAGATAATTGGACAACAAGAATCAGTAAGCATGCAAAACCACGAATTATATTTATCATTATTATATGCATATTTCATAATAGATAAATATGCCGGAATTACGTGATAGTAACTGGTTTCTTTTATTAAATTTGTGGGTATAGCATGCTTACGTATCCATTCTGATTTTATTTTAGTTAAATCAGCATAATAAAAATAAACATTTATTATATCTTTATTAGGTTCTATCCATTCTCTCCATATATGTTCTTTATTTAAAATATGATCATAATTAATAATAAAACATAATGCAATTTTCATATAATACAATATAATATATGAAAAAATAGGTTTATATGTTTTACATAGTTATTTCTTAATTAAATCTATTGATTTTATAAATACTTTTTATAATAAAATTACGGGGTGTTGGTGTACTAAACTGGAATAAACAAACTTATCATTATCATCATTAATGTATTGTTGTTTATCACTATATATTGGTCTTATTTTACATAATATAAAATTCATAAAAGTATTTAGACAATTACTTAATATTCCAAATATATTTTTCATATATTTAATATATACAATTTTTTACATTATTTATACAATTTAAAAAAGACCAAAAATACCTTTATTGTTGCTATTTGTTGCAATCGTATTATTAGGTATTATGGTATCTGTTAATTTATTATGATGTATCATGTCATATTCTTCTTTTTCACAATCAAGAGTGTCTTTTTTATGTTTTGGGGTTGGAGGATTATCTATTATTAATTTTAACATTATATTTTGTATATTTTCATATTGTTCAGTAATTATTTTGTTGTTAAAGTGTAAACTATCTGTTATAGTATTTAATCTTAACAATATTTTTTCATTTTCATTTATTATTTTTTCGTTTTGCTTTATAATTATATCTGTTTTTTTAATAAGTTCTAAAATATAATCATGCTTTACACGATTATCTTGATATTTTTGGTGATCAATATTTTTAATACAAGAATAAACATAACCTATACCAAAAACACTTGCAATTCCAAATAAAAAATTAAACCCTAATTTTATTATGTTTTCAACCATGTATACAATAAATTATAACAAAACATTTAATACATTTTAAATAAATATTTTTATATTTACTACAGCTATAAATAACATGATATTTTATTTATTATTATTTATTACCTAAAAAGATATAATTTCTAAATCTTTTAAATTCCAATATTCACATCCTCCGCTTGGTAATGGACGTCTAATAATAAATGGTATTTTTTTTTGTTGAAGCTCTAATTCTGCTATAATATACCCATCTATTATATTTTCTGGAACTTTTACAAATGGTTTGTCACCTTCTTTAAGTTGTTCAATTTGTTTTGCGCGTTGTCCTAGTATTCTTGTTCTTTCATATTTAGTTAAGTATGGTATAGTTTTATGTAATGGGTCAATAATAATACCATATGCATCTCTAACTACTGTAGTCATTTTTGAGATTTCATCATAATTATGACTAAAACATTCTTGATGAAATTCGTCTATATAATTTTTTTTAATATTTGTATCAAATTTTTGTAAATAATTTTCATCAATTTCATCTTCATCGTCATCATCGTTGTCTGAATCATAATCAGACAAATTTGGAATTGGTGCAGATTTTGCTTTTTTGTTAGAAGCATTATTATTAATATTTTTATTTTGTTTATTTTCAGTAGTTTTAGAATTGACTATAGGTTCATTTTCATCATCAATATACTCATCAATATCATTATCTTCATCGTCGCCTATTTCATCTTCATCTATATCTTCGTTATCATTTTGTTTTTCAATAATTTCACCTTCTTCTGCATCTAGTTCTTCACCTTCTTCAATATCTTGATCAATTTCAGCTTCTTCAATATCTTTTTCATCATCTGAACCATTTGCACCTCCGAGATATGGAGTGCTGTCAAAGTCAAAATAACTTTCAGAAGATAATGGATTTACCTTTGCTTTATTAGGTAAAGTATTTAGACGATTAGTTGGTTTAATATTATTGCCACCATAACTATCATTATCACTATCACTGTTATCACTGTATGAAGAATAATCGCTCATTATTTTATAATTACTAAAGATACTTTTAAATAATACTTTAAATAAATTAAAAAAATATTATTTCAATTTTATATAAAACTAAATATAAATAAAATAGTTGAATAATTCAATAAACAATTTAAAAAAATATCATAAATAACTTATATAATGACTGTAGTTGGCAACGATGTTGAAATAGATGATATTGAAGTAAATATTTGTATTAAACGCAATTTAAATAATAATAACGATAATAATAATAATACAACTTTAAAAAATATTTTAAAAAATAATCTTCCAATAGAAGATAAACTAAATGTTATTATTGTTGTCTCAAATCCATGTTTATATTTAAAAAGATACAAGTTATTAAAAGAGTTTGTTGATAGAATGAAAGAAGAAGATTGTGTAAACTTATATATAGTTGAATTAATATATGAAAATCAAAAATATTTTGTTACAGATGTAAACAATAAAACTCATCTACAAATTAAAACAAATGTGCCTTTATGGCACAAAGAAAATATGATAAATTTAGCTGTTAAATATTTACTTCCACAAGATTATAAGGCATTTGCATGGATTGACGCAGATATTGAATTTGAGAGCTACACATGGGCTACCGATACCTTAAAAATATTAAATGGTTATAAAGATGTGGTTCAGATATTTAATCTTTGCATTGATATGAATTTTGATAATACCACATTAAATATATTTAACGGTTTTGGATATAATTATTGTAAAAATAAAAAATATACAACAAAAAAGGTTGACTATTGGCATCCGGGTTATGCATGGGCTATAACTAGAGAAGCATACGAAAAAATAGGAGGGCTATATGATAAAGGAATATTAGGATCTGGAGATAATGTTATGGCTCTTTCTTTTATTGGTGCATGTAAGATTATTAAAAATATAAATTACTCAGATGATTATAATAATAGTATGTTAGAGTATCAAAAAAAAACAACTAATTTAAAACTCGGATATGTTCCTGGAGTGGTTAGGCATCATTATCATGGAACAAAACAAAATCGTAGATACACTGATAGATGGAAAATTTTGATGGAACATAAATATTCTCCTAAAGAACATATAACATATGATCCATTTGGAATAATAATTCCTACTAGTATGATGAGTGAAAAATTTAAAGAAGATATATTTAATTATTTTAAAGAGAGGAAAGAAGATGACTAGATAAATTAATTTTAGTATAATTGTTGTATCATTACGATTATAATAAATAATTATGCTACGCTGTTTGTTTGCCACACTGTATTGCATTCACTACATAAATAAATGTATTTCATATTTGTATCATCATAACGAATATATATAATTTCTCTTTCTTTATCTCCTTTATTTGTGTTACAATCTGGATTTGGGCACATAATATTGTTTATTCTTGGTAATGTAGGATCTAATTTAGTATATTTATTAATTATATGATTAAATGAATTATCTGCTTTTTTAATTTGTGTTTTAGATACACATACGTTATTTACTGATAGCAATTTATCTTCATTTCCACAATTACGACAATAATATACCAATGTATTTGAATCATCTGCATTAATTCGGATGTAATACATATTATCACAGTTAGTACAGAAATGCATATTTATTAATATATAATATAGGTTTATATTATTTATTGTTTTATTTCAATTTTATTTTATAAACAATTATATTTATTTTTAAAATTATATTACATTTATAGATTTACTTTGGAATTCTTTTATTTTTACAATCTAATAGTTTATCTATAAGTTTAAAATAATTAATTTTAACATTCATTTGATAAAATGTTGTTTTTAATAATTTTTGTTCAGTAAATTCAGTAATACTTTTTTCCTTAGCTATTTCAATCATTTTATCACAATTTTTAATAAAATTTTCAATTATAAATGATTCAAACATTTCAAAGAAATCCATTTGTGAAGATGTTTTTTTATTAATTATATCGCACACAGCTACATTTAAATTTTCATATTCAATAATTTCATTATATGTTAAAACATCTGGGTGTGATAAATTTACACCTGGCTCGTTCAATAAAGGATTTTGACAAAGTAAACTACATAATGTTAGTAAAATTGTAGATATAGTTTGACAAGATGTCCATTGTTCGCCGCGCCACGTATTTAACAAAGATATACATACTCTTCCACATTTATATAAATTGGGATTAAATCTAATATCTTCACCATTTGTGCAATACACAACCTTAGGTGGGTTATGAGGATAATCTTGAGGATAGTATAACTCAAAAAAATAATAACCACCAAAATAAGGCGTTTCGGATGGTCCAACTATAAGAGCATACCCTTTTAACATGTCACACTCGTCATGAATATAATATATACCATTTTCTGTAAGAGGATTCGCCATTATTTGTTTTACGTCTTTTAACAATCTATTAACGGTTTCTTTTGATACAAATTTTGTCATTATACAACAAGATAATAATATTTGTTTATATTAATTTAATAATGTAAATTATTAAATTAAAAAAATGAAATAAAAAATTGTTAATATATTATAATAACATATGAATAACAATACAATGATATTAACGTCACAATTTAAAGATTTAAATGAGTTTTTAGCAAAGCATAGTGCTAAAAATAATGTAGGAAAGGCAATAACCCATACTAGAATTCCAAATGACGAATTAAATATATATGGTGGTTCATATGTTATACCAAAAGAAGATATACAAGAATTTTACAAATTATATTACGAACATATTTTTGTTAATAAAAAAAAAGAATATTTGACAGAAAAACAGCTTGAATATGGCGGAACGATGGCACTCGATTTTGATTTTAGATATAGCTATGACATAGAAACACGTCAACACACATCAGAGCATATTCAAGATATGATTCTTATTTATTTAGAAGAATTAAAAAATTGTTTTATATTTGAAGAAAATAAATCATTTGATATATTTATATTTGAAAAACCAAATGTAAATAGATTAACTGACAAATCATTAACAAAAGATGGAATACATATGTTTATAAATATTCAAATTGATTTTGTAATGCAACAAATAATTCGTAATAAAATTTTAAATAAAATACACGAAATTTGGGATTTGCCTTTGCAAAATGATTGGCCTTCTGTATTAGATGAAGGAATTAGTAAAGGTTGCATAAATTGGCAATTATACGGCTCAAGGAAACCTGGTAATGATGCATATGAACTTACACAACACTATGTGATATCTTATGATAAAACAGATGGTGAATTTATGATGAATGAACAAAACATTGATGATTTTAATTTAAAAGAAAACTTTATAAAATTATCTGTGCAAAATGATTCAAATCCAAAGTTCGAGCTAAATCCAAAAATATTAGATGAGTATAATGCAAAGTTGAGTAAAAAAAATATAAAACAAAAAATATCAAGTAAAATAAAAATTAATAGACTTTATAAATCAAATGATGATACTTCTTCGGATGAAGAATATATATCATATGAAGATATTCACGACAAAGAAACATTAGATAAAGCAGTTAATTTAATGTTAAACAAACTAAAACCAGATGAATACGAAATAAAAGAAATACATGAATACACACAAGTCTTGACTGAACAATTTTACAGTCCTGGGTCACATTTATTAAATAGACAAGTAGCATTTGCTTTAAAACGCACTGATGAGAGACTATTTTTATCATGGGTATGTCTAAGAAGTAAAGCATCTGATTTTGACTATGACACTATTCCTAGTTTATATGTACAATGGAAAAAATATTTTAATGTTTCTAAAGAAGGTGTAACACGTCGTTCAATAATGTATTGGGCAAAACAATATAATCCAGAAGGTTATGAACAAGTAAAAAATTCATCAATTGATTATTACATTGAAGAAACTTTAAATATGCAGTCAAAAGAAGAGTTTGCAGAATATGATTTAGCACGTGTTTTAAAGCAAATGTATAAAGATAAATATGTATGTGTAAGTTATGATAAAAAAGGGGTATGGTATGTTTTTAAAAATCATAGATGGTGCATAGACAAAGGATTAAGCCTAAGAGAAGCTATTTCAAAGCAAATGTATGGATTATATGTAAACAAAAGTGATAAATTACAAGAAGAGTTTAACCATTATGACGCAAATGATGATCGTGCAGTTTTCCTTAAAAATAAAATGAAAAATATTGGAACTATTAAAATAAAGTTGAAAAAAACTCAAGATAAAAATAATATAATGAGAGAAGCCATGGAATTATTTTATGATGGCGAGTTTATTAAAAAAATGGATACTAATAAATATTTGTTATGTTTTAATAATGGTGTTGTAGATTTTAATAAAAAGGTATTTAGAGAAGGGTATCCGGAAGATTATCTTACAAAAACAACTAGAATTGATTATTTGCCTTACGATATGATTTGCAAAGAAACAAATAATAATAATATTTCAGAAGAAATATTGAGTTTCATGGAAAAACTTTTTCCAATTCCGGAGTTAAATAAATATATGTGGGATCATTTAGCTTCTTGTTTAATTGGAACAAATAAAAATCAAACTTTTAATGTATATCACGGCAGTGGAAGTAATGGTAAATCAATTCTCGCTGATTTAATGTCATCAACATTAGGCGAATATAAAGGGACAGTTCCAATTACACTTGTTACAGAAAAAAGAGGATTAATTGGCGGAACATCAGATGAAGTTCTTAAGTTAAAAGGAATCAGATATGCAGTAATGCAAGAACCGTCTAAAGGAGTAAAGTTGAATGAAGGCATTATGAAGGAGCTTACTGGTGGAGATCCAATACAAGCAAGAGGTCTATATTCAGAATCTGAAGTATTTGAACCTCAATTTAATTTAGTAGTATGCACAAATAATTTATTTGATGTAGACAGCAACGATGACGGCACTTGGAGAAGAATAAGAAAATGCGATTTTATGAGTAAATTTATAGATGACGATGAGACACATACAGATGATACACCATACATTTTTAAAAAAGATAAATCTCTAAAAGATAAATTGCCATTATTCGCACCAGTATTTGCAAGTATGCTTGTTCATCGAGCTTTCGAAACAGATGGACTTGTTGAAGATTGTGAAGTAGTTATGAGTGCATCTAAAAATTACAGAAAAGGTCAAGATCATATTGCTGCATTTATTTCTGAAATGATCGAAAAAACAAATAATACAAAAGATAGAATAAAGAAAACTGAATTAGGTCAAGAGTTTAAATTATGGTTTCAGAGAGAACAAGGAACAAGAAAAATTCCAAAAGGGCAAGAATTATATGACTACATGGATAAAAAGTTTGGACAATGTCATAAAACAACTGGGTGGTCATCTGTTAAAATTATATATCCAAAAGAAGATGCAGACGAAATGTCTGAATTATAAAAAAATAGTTGTAAATGTAAAATGTATACGTCATATAATATATTATTTTTTATATAATATATTATTTTTTATATAATATATTATTTTTTATATAATATATTATGTTTAGAACGTGGTAATAGTAATAAACTATATTTTTTATTTTTATATTGATAAATGTACATTTTTAGGAAGCAATGAATATAATTTATAACATACATTTATAAAAGATGAAACCAAATATGAAGATACAAAATATAGTATAATAAAAGCAATAACAACCGCAAGTTTAATTTTCCAACTATAAGAACTTTGTCTTGTGAAACAAAAAATAATAAACATAATTATAACAATCATATATATGTAAAAAAGTATTTTATGATAAACATGTAATTTTTGAATCCCTTGATCTTGGTATTGTGTTTTTCTCTCATTAGTTATTGTATCAAAGTTTTTTTTCTTGTATTCTTTTTCTAATTTTTCATTTTCCTTAACATATTTAGCATGTAATTCTTCTACATTATTATAATTAGCTACTAATCCATTGTATACATTAATACTACTTTTAACATTATTAGATTCGTTATTAAAATTTGTTTGAAATACTTCTGCAATTTGAGTTGCCTTTGATGTTAAATCATCTGTTAAATAGCTGTTATACGCAGTTGTTCCTTCAGCTACAGTCATATAATTTTTAGTTGCAACTTGTAATTGATTTTCAGAAGTAAGATTGTTTACCTCAGCATCTAACATTTTTTGGTGTAAAAGTTCTATATTACGCTGTTTTTGACAATTAGTATCACAACCTATTGTAGCACTCGCTTGCTGTATTAAAGAGTTTAAATTATTTATATTAAAAGTAGCTGAATTTGACATAATATATTATATTATACAAACATAAGAAAAATAAATAGATAATTAGATATGATTATTTATTTATAATTTATTTATATTTTATTTATAATTTATTTATAATTTATTTATAATTATTTACAATTTATTTATAATTTATTTATAATTTATTTATAATTATTTATATTTAACTATTATGTGGTAATATTAAGTTACTATTTAAATTTATATCTGGTTTATATTTGTATTCTTTTTTTGTTAAAACATTATTAACAAAAGACTCCGTAACTGTACATGATGTATCACTTATACATTGATTTAAAGAACTATCATATGTTTGTCCAGTCGAACAACATTCTTGTCCTATACATGTTAACCCAATATTTAAATTAGACGCCCACGGATCACTTGCAACAGTTGAATCTGCAATTTTTGGTGCACTACTTGCATTAAAATACCAATCATATTCTTGATAATTCATAGAATCCCGAGTTATAATAGAAAAATATCTATACCATAGAAAATAAGCCCCAATTGCGGAAACAATTGCTATTAAACCATAATATATATTTGTTGGAATAATTTCTTTATTATACAGTATTGCTAAAATAATAATAGGCACTAAAGTAAATATTATAATTTTCATTAATGACGAATGTTCTTGATATTTGTCACCATAATAATTATTAATTTCTATTAGACGTATTTTATTTGTTTTATCTTGTTCTAGTTCATTTAGTTTTTCTTTTGAAGTATTTAATTCACTTTCAATTATTGCAATAGCATCTGTTTGGTCTTTTAATGTATATTGTGTTGAAGTTAGATTATTTGTATATAATGTATTCAAATTACTCAACGTTTGATATAAATTTATGCGCATATTTGAAATTTGATTTATTTTAGTTATCATTTCAGCTTGTATTGTGCTATCTGTACTTTGTCCTAGTTTGGTAATTAATTCTTGTTCAAATGTTTGTAAAGTGTAAATATCGTTTAATATTTGTTGATTATTGTTTTCAAAATTAGAACTTTCATTTGATGACATATATTATAATTTATATGAAGATAATATAAATTATATAATTATTTCAAAATATTCATAGATATTAATACTACTCCAAATGCTACACTTGCCCAAAATAAATATTCGTAATTTTCTTGTAATACTACAATATCGCTATCTTTTAATATATTAGTAACATTTTTATTGTTTTTAATTTTATTTATTTTACTATCTGTATTTTTTAAACTAAACAAATATTTATTTATGCCATTTAAATTTATAAAAGATTGTTCATCCACTAAATTATTATAATTACTCAATTCAGTATTTGTTCCAGATAATTTGGATGCTAATTCATTTAAAGTCTGTTCTAAAGTAGCTAATTGTTGTTTTTGCGATTCAGTAGCATTTGCTAATCCATATGAAGAACTAAAATTTCCACCATTTACATAATTTTGATAAGTAACTGAATTTGTATTTGTTGAATTTTGTGGAACCCCTAATGGCGGACTTGTAGGTTGTCTTTCTCTAATATATGTTGAAGAGTTTACATTATATTGTTTTTGTCCAATTGGATACATTCCACTGCTCTTAGGTTTACATACATTACCTTCAGTATTAAATACAAAACCATAACAGTTAGGTAGTTCATTACATGTCATGCTACATTGTTCTACAGTAGCATTTCCATATGTTACTCCATCTATATCATTACCAGAACTATCTGTATTAGACAAATTTGTATATTTATTTGACAAAGACACTTGTGAAGATGGATATGTATGTAATTCTGAATTTGCATCTATGTATGCTAACTGTCCCATATTACTTGGGACACCTACTTCGCTTAACTGATATAATGCATTGGCGTTTACGCCTCCACCCATATTTCCATCTGTCATTTTTTGACAATTAAGTGTATTTTTAAAAGTATATAATACTAAATTTCCATCCGTTTGCATAATCAAAGCTAAATTACCATTTGTAGATCCAACAAAGTCGCCTGGAGCTAAAGTAGATCCAGAAGCAATCCAGTTCTGAGAATATTTTCCATTCACTGCTGCATAAGTTGTGTTTGCTTGTTGTTGTAAATTTTGCGTGTTTGAAGCCCATATTAAACCTTGATTATCATTTGGTCCAGTTCCTCTATATATTACCATATTACCATCATCTTGTAAAATTAAATAATAATTACTTTGTGGACTATTCGTGTTATATACTGCATTCGACCATCCTCCACCAGACCAAGAACCATCAGACAACTGTGTGCAATTTGTTGCTTTACCATATTTTAATGCTTGTTGCATTGTGCTACTTGTGCCGCATTGTGATTGTCCAGATGAAGATGAATAATATTGTAATCCATAATAACCTTGTCCTTGACTTTGTGCTGTGTTCTTACAAGATGTATTGGTATATGATTGTGAACCATTATTTACTAAAGGCATCGCTCTTCCAGCAGGACTGTCTCTATAACAACCAAGATAATTACTTGGTGCATTGCTATTATATGGTGTGCTATACACAGATGTTCCGCTTGAATTTATTACAGAAAGCATTCCGGTAGTTGTTAATATTACAGTGTTCCCAGTTTGTCCAGATGTTGATGATGACCATAAAACAACTTGAGCATTTGGAACATAGCTTGTTCCATATTGTGTTGCATTTGTTTGTAATTGACTTACAGCACAATACCCTAAATTAGTAGAAGTATTTACATTTTGTAATGCAAAATATTGATATCCTAAATTAATAGCCTCTTGTTTACATGTATCATAAGTATAACTTCCAGAAGTAGCACTACCTTGCACTAATAATTGAATATTTTGAATTAAAATATAAGATTGTATATTTGAACCTTGAAATAAAATATTTACCGTTCCAGAAGTATTTACCGTAATATTAGTAGAGTAAGTATTCCACGAATTATCTGGAGTTACGTTGTATACAGATGTATTATTTACAAGAACATTTAATGTGTTAGATGAATTATTTGAAATATATCCAAATGCACTAAAGGATAATACATATGTTATTCCTGTGTTTAAAGAGACTGTTTGTGAAAAATTTTGTGTAGAATAAATACACGCACATTGTAATCCATTTGGATAAGGAGTAGTATTTGCTAAATTAGAATAAGAATTAAAAATATATGCATTAAATGACCAATAAGGAACTTGAGTTGATGAATTAATTAAAGAATATGTATTTGCACTAATTTGAGGTTGAGAGAAATTATTATTTTGTATATAATTTCCAGAAGAAGGGGTTCCACCTACAAATGTCATTGCTCTACTCGTAGTATTATCTGCATAGCATCCAACATATGTTGCAGTTGAGTTTTCTACTAATGTGTCAACAAATATATTATTTCCTTCATTTCCTACACTCTGATTTAATTGAATAGGGGTTCCAGTAATTAGTGACGGAGTTGTATTTATTGTATTTCCGGGAGTTGCATATGTTTGATCCCATGGAACAGTAACCTCTATAATATTACTAGACGATAATCCTAAACTATTTAAAACAGTTGTATTTGGAATATACTTTGCAACACCTTGATTTGTAACATATGAATATTCACCAGTTGAAAAATTAATTACTTTATTTAAATATGGATTTGATGGACTTGTTCTTTGTAAATAATTTTCGGTATTGCCAGATATAGATTGTAATAAGTTTTGGTATTCTGACAAAGTTTGTTTATATTGATTGACTATTTCATCAATACTATCTGTTTTATTTGAAATATTTGTTTCGTTTAACACATTCAATGATTGTTTAGTTATTCCGTTATCGCTAATATTTAAATTTGTAAATCCTTCCTTTTTTTTATCCTTTTTTTTATATTTATATCCTTGATTTAATGAAGGGGTGTTAATATTATTCATATGTATTATTAATATATATAAATACAAAAATTAAAAAAATATATTTGTATTAAATTTCTTATTATACAATTTTATTATTATACAAATAAATAATAATTGCTATTATAAACAATACTGTAATACTTATACCAATGTTTTTATTCATAGTAGATCCACCGTAAGTAACATTTGAATTATTATTTACTATTTTAGGTATATATTTTATTAACACAATAATAACAATTATTGCAATAAATAATAATAAAATATAAAAATAATAGTTTTTATTGACTATTCGCATGCTATCTAGTTGTATTTCATCTATATTTTGAAGATTTTTAATAGTATTTTCTATTTGTTTTCTCTCTTCGTTTAGTTTTGTATAGTTATTATAAAGATTTGTTTTATTAGTTTGTTCAGTTTGTAGTTGAGTATCATATGATTCTTGTTGTTGTTCAATAATTTGAAGGATATTATTATTTATATTAGTTAATTTATTATTTAAATATTGGAGGACTAATAAATAATTCATATTTTGAGTAATAATTGCGTATGTGCCATTTGAAGGAATAGGAACACTATCACCACTTCTTAACCAACATTGTTGTTTATCGGATGAATAAGTTGCGCCAGAACATTTTGAATTCGACTGACACAATGTCACACAATCATCAACAGTAGATATGTTACTATTGGTTGACAATGCAGATGAACCCCAATATGCTTGATTATTAATGCTTATTAACGATGTTGATGTCTGTGATTGTTGCAAAAAATTTTGGTATTCCAATAAAAGTTGTTCATATTTTTTTAAATTAATATTATATTCTGAATTTAAGGTTTCTAAATTTAATATGCTACTATTCATTTATATATTACAAAAATAAAAATATATTATTTTATTGATATATTATTATTGATATATTATAAGTATTTTATATTTATATTATAAGTATAATAATATAGGCACAGTAAAAATTAAAAATAATATTTTATTATTATTTAGTGGCTGGTTTGTAATGTCATATATTTTTGTATTATTTATAATTTTATTTTTATTAAAATAATTACATTTTTTTTCAATAGATTTGTACGTCGAATTTAAAATATATTTTTGTAATGCTGCATTGTTTTTTATATTATTTATATTATTTATATGTTTTGCATTATTTATATTTTGTATATTATTTGTCTTTAATAGTTTATACATATAATCTTTAAACATTATTTTACATAGATTTAATTTTAAATATATAATATGTCATATAAAAAGCAACTATTATGTTTATTAGCATAGCCCAATTTTTTAAATACTCAACATTATATATAGTATTATATTCATTTATGAGTTCATATGTGCTATCATCTTTGTTAACAACTATATTAAGTTTTTTTTTTAATTTTGTGTTTATACTTTTATCTTTTTGTATTGAATTATTTATTGTAATCATATTTTTACTTAAATTATTTATACTTACTTGAACATCATTACCTAAGCTAAACAACTCAGAATTTATACTATTTAAGTTATTTTTAATGTTTTCAAATAATTGTTGGTATTCATTATATTCTGGATTTTTGTTGTAAAAAACATAATATTTTTTAAAATCGGCTAAAATTGAAGGTAATTGATTTTGTAGATTCTCAAGTTGTGTTTCAAAATTATTTGTATTTTTATTATAATTGTGATTTGATAATTTAATTGTAGTCATATTAATATATACTAATATTTTATAATAGTATATTTATATAAATCTTACTAAGAATATTTATATTGGTTAAATTACTTTTATTTTTTATCATTATTTTCTATTTCTCCTAATCCATCACATTTATCACATTCAGTAAACGGCTGTTGTTTTATAAACCCATTGTCGTCACATAAATTGCAATAACCGTCATTACAATTTTCACATATTTGTTTTGTAGTCTTAACAAACCCAGAACCTAAACAATTCAAACATCTATTTTTTTTATAAACCATTTTTATCTATATTATATATACGTATAAAATAATATTATTTTTACACCTTTTTCACAAATTATGACATTTACTACGCCGATTTTGTAGGAATAAAAAATTGAAACAATTTTTTTATTTTAAAGTACATATAATTTATACCAAAATGACAACCTCGATTGAAACATATTTAAATTCTTTATCCGAAGATATATTAATCCTTAATGTTAGTGGTAGGAGTATTACATCTTTACCGAATTTAACTAGATTTAAAAATCTACAAAAATTATATTGTTTTAATAATGAATTAACTTCTTTGCCTACTTTACCGCAAAATCTAGAAGAATTATATTGTAGTAATAATAAATTAACTTCTTTACCTATGTTACCGAAAACACTAAAAAGATTATTTTGTACTAATAATAAATTAACTTTGTTGCCTACTTTACCGGAAAATCTAAAACTATTAAGTTATTCTAATATTGCTATTTACAAACCAGTAAATAGCAATACTTTAATAAACTATAGAATTAATTTAATTCAAATAAAAAAAAATGTACAAATAATAAATAATTTTCGTCATTTGTATTATTGTTTAAAATTTAAAAAACAATTCAGAAAATGGTTATGGGAAAAAGTAAGAGAACCGAATGCAAAGAAACTATATAATCCGATTTATTTAATTGAAAACTTAGGTGATGAAGATGATTTGGATACAGTGTTAAATAATTGGAAATAATAAATAAACGGCGTAGTAAATTTCATAATTTGTGAAAAAGGTGTAAATCATATACAATTAAATAAATTTTGTTTTATAAATTCTATAGATTCAGCTAATCCACCAATAAATATTCTATTAAAAAAAACAATTGGAAATGTTTTGTATTCAGTATTTGCCTTATTTTTTATAAATTGTAAAAAAATCTCTTTTTCTTCAATTAAATATTCATCACAATTAATGATATTATAAACTGACAAATTATCGTCCAATATTTTTTTTATTATTTATTATTAATTATTTATAAAATAAATTAATCTATATCTATACACAAACTCTGTAATAATTTGCTCGGATTGCAGTTTTACTTGGTCTTATAATATGACATACTTGTCCGGGTCTTAATCCTATTACTCGTGCAACTGGGTCAAATCTTGAAATGTCTGAAAATTGTGTTTTATCAGTAATGTTATATTTTTTCATGATAGTCTGAACTTCATCATTATTCATAACACGATGAGGTGGAACTAAATGATGATCTAAAATATTAAATTGTAAACGTTTTATACTTTCAATTACTATAAATATACCTTCTCTTTCCCAAATATGTTTTAGTTCATTTGTTAATGTTTCATTAATTTCATCTTTGATTATAATAAATAACGTATCTTCTTTTTTTAATATTTCTTCTAAAATAAATAAATCGTCTATCATTTCTTGTAGATTAGAAGGTCTAATTGTTTTTCCCAAATAAAAACGAATATACATTTTATTTTTTCTTTGTGTAATAGGGTCTTCAACCTTTTTTTCAAGCAACATATCTAACTGGTTATTTTGTTTCATAGAATTAACTTCATTAATACTAAAATTTGCATAATCATCTACATTGTAATCTTGTTTTTTCATTAAATCAAGTATTGTTTTTCTTGATTTAAATATTGTTGGAATTAAAATACTTGTATTTTGAGTTGTCATTTTGATTTATTATACTAATCTGTTATTAATTTATGTTTATTTCATTTTTATTTATTAATAATAATTATTATTTTTTATTTGTATTTTTATTTATAATTTATTTTTACAGCGTTATTTTTTTTGTTTCTGCATTAGAAATATTAATTGTTTTATTGTCTTCATTATCTTTTGATTCTTCTGTTTCTTTTAATTCTTCTTTATTAGTTGGTTCAGTTTCTAAAATACTAAGTATATTTGATGGTGGTGGACTGGTTGGAGACTGAGGAACAATAGTCTGACCATAATTTGTTGGTGGTGGACTTGTTGGAGACTGAGGTTCATACAAAGGAATATTAGTTTGATTATAATTTGTTGGAGGAGGACTTGTTGGAGACTGAGGAATATAATATTGTTGACCATAATTTGTTGGTGGTGGACTGGTTGGAGACTGTGGTACATAATATTGTTGACCATAATTTGGCGGTGGCGGACTCGTTGGAGACTGTGGCGCATAACCTATTGAAGAATCAGAATTATATGATGGAGTATTGCTTGGCACATATGCTGGAGAATATGGAGCATATTCTGGAGATTGATTTTCAGAAGAAGCTTGTGGAACATATGCTGGTGAATATGGTGCGTATTCTGGTGAAATATTTTCTTCGGATATCGGAGGTTGAATTAATGTGGCTAAATTTTGTTTTTGTGGTTGTCTAATAATATTATTTATTTCAGTTTGAACATTTGACACCGCTGTTTTTAAAGGTTCTTTTATTTTTAACAAATGAGAGATATTATCTGAGTAACTCATACTTAATAATTGATCTATATTGTCTTCTGTTATAATGCGCATATGGACATTCATTACTTGTAACTCTTGAATCAAAAGTTTAAGTGAATATGGTATTTTTAAAATACTAAATGAACGTCCAAATTTACTTATATTTTTAATATTCATATCGCCAGTTGGTGTAGTTATAAAATGAATTGGACCATCTGCCATAGGACTTAAAAATAGATTTTTGGATTCATTGTATATGGCAATTGTTCCAGATTTATTGCATACAGCAATACAATATTCATCACCTCTCACTAAAAATGATTCATTCAAAAAATAAGACATTCCATGTGCTAATACACCATCTCGCTCCATTTCACCGATACGAAGACCTCCATCATTTGCTCTACCTTGAACTGGTTGTCTAGTTAATGCCGTATTAGGGCCACGTGCTCTATAATTGATTTTATCTTTTACCATATGTTTTAAACGCATGTAATATGTAGGACCAATATAAATATCAGATTCTAATTGTTCTCCAGACATACCATTATATAATAATTGGTTTCCAGTATAATTAAACCCAGCCCTAACTAATAAGGGCGCGTATGTTGAATAATTTGAACCTTTAACTTGAAATGCGGTACAATCACCGTATGCGCCATAACTTGTGCACACTTTTCCAAATAATGATTCAACTATTTGTCCAATAGTCATACGACTAGGTAATGCATGTGGGTTTATAATTAGATCTGGACGTATACCGTCATCCGTAAATGGCATATCTTGTTCCGAAATAATTAGACCTAATGTACCTTTTTGACCAGCACGAGATGCCATTTTATCACCAATAGCTGGTATTCTCTCTTCACGAATACGCACTTTTGCGATATTAAATCCTTCCTCGCCTAATGTGATAAAAGATTTATCTACAAATCCTAATTGACCCTTTTTGGGTTTTACAGAATCATCAATCCAAACTTCTGAATTTTCTAAATTAGAATTTATTTTTCCGATTAAAATAGTCTTGTCATTTAATTCTGTATTTTCTTTAATCATTCCATAATCATCTAGTTGACTATAATCATAACCTTGTTTTAATTTGATTACATTATTTTTTTGAATATTTGCAAATTTAGAATTAATCATTCCGGATACTTTAGAACTTTCTTCACGCGCTTCATACATTGAGTAATAAGTTGTTCTAAATATTCCTCGTGCAACAGACCCTTCATTAATTAAAATAGCATCTTCTACATTATATCCAGTATAACTCATGATGGCTACAATAGCATTAACACCATAAGGCTGTTCTTCATTATTGATATATTCTAAATATCTTGATTTGATTAAGGGTGTTTGTCCATAATTCAATATAACACCCATTTTGTCTATACGCATTTGATAATTAGAATGATATACGGATACGGCTTGTTTGCTTTGACCACAAGAAAAAGAATTACGAGGTAATGGATTATTTTCTGGATAAATAATTTGATTTCCCATAACTCCTAATATTAAAGACGGATGAATCTCAATATGAGTATAATATTTTGATTTTTTTAAGTCGTCAACATTTATTGCAATTAATGCCGATTCTTCTTCAGATGTGTCTACATAATCTACAACAGATTTATACTTTTTTAAATCTAAAATTATTTCATTCTCTTGCTTTCCTATATTTGGATATAATTCTTGTAGTCCATAAATTTTATTTTGTTTGGTGTAAAAGTTTTCATCTGACTTTTCTTTAAATCCAGATATAATTTGTTCCCATGTGATTTGTCCTTTATTTAATAAGTCAATTACTTCTTTACGATTAAAACTTTCTTTATTGTCATCAATATAATATATTGGACGCATTAATCTTCCAGCATCACTATATAAATACAATACGTTATGTTCATAATCAAATGATATGCTTGTGTAAGTAGGTATAACTCCATTTCTTCTATATAATTTAAGAAGATTAACTAGTTCAATTGGTGTGTCAATAGCACCAACCCATATTCCATTTACAAATACTTTTGTTGCATTATATAAATTTTCAGTTGAACATTCTAAAATAAGCTTTATAGGAGTGTTTATTCTAAGCCATTTTATAAGAGGATAAGAAGAAGAACCGCTTGATATATATGTACTAATTGCTAAATGTTTATGCAATCCAATGTTTCCTCCATCTGGTGTGTCTAATGGATCAATAAATCCCCATTGCGAACTATTCAACAACCTTGGTCCAACAACTTTTGCACTTGAATCTAATGGTAAATTTATTTTTCGCAAATGTGATATATATGTATTCCAACTTAATCTATTTAAATCTTGAACAGCACCAAGACGTTTTGTATGTGCCTCTGATCCCCAATTGCCTTTAAATGCTTTTTTAAATCCAGATTCTACGATTCTCTCTTTGAAAAATTGTTTAAAGTTTGTTTCAATTAGTCCTATAAAATTATCTTTGTATACGCTACTATCTTTTCCACTTGTTTCAACTACTTTTGTGAGTTCTTTATTTTGTTTTTTTTCTTTTCTTGTAAATTGTTCTTCACCAGTATATTCGCCCTTATGATAATAATATTCTTGATCTATTTTTTGTGATATTGCTTTTTTTTGTATTAAGTAATATTCTCTAAACAATTCGTAAATTAATGTTCCGGATAATTCAACTCTTTTAAACCGAAAATTATCTCTGTCAGTAGGTTTTTCTTCTTTTGTGCTGACTTTTAATAATCGAAAAACCATATATCCAACGAAAAATGCTTTTTCTAAAAAATTTAATTCACCAATATGTGGTAAAAAATAATCAGAGAGAATCTCCATTACTCCAGAAACAGTTCCTCTTTTAGTAAATGATGCAATATATTCTAAAGCAGTTTGCTGTGTAAAAATTTTATTTGCATCATGCACTGATGGTATAAATAAATCAACATAACTTTCATTCGCATCAATATCTAAGAGACAAGTTTTTATTATGCTTTTATCAGATATCACTCCTAAAGCTCTCATTAAAATGAATAAAGGAACTGGTTTTCTTACATTTGGAACCAACACGACAATTTGATTATTTGTCAATGTTGGAGATGGTGCAACAATTTTTACAGAAGTTGTTCTTATTGCTTTAGATGTATCTTCAGAAACAGATCTAATTTCAGCAGAATTACTATATATATCATCATCTTTATTACTTTTAATGTAAAGCATATTATCCGCAAATTTTTCTTGTGCAATTACAGTTTTTTCTTTTCCATCGATAATAAAATATCCGCCATAATCATTACGACATTCGCCCATATTAAATCTAACTTCACGATTTAATGATTTTAAAATACATAAATCAGATTGCAACATTATTGGAAATCTTCCCAAAAAAATTTTGTCTAATTTAATGGAATGTTCTTTTTTTGTTTCTCCAACATAATAAACAAAATCAACCTCAACATCGTAATGTATAGTAATTCCATATGTCATATTTCGTAACCTTGCATCATTAGGATACATATAATGTGCATTATTATCATCATAAATGATGGGTTTTCCAAAATAAATCTTAGATCCATCTTTACCTCCCAAATATAATAGACATTCATTTCTTTTTTTTGGATTCACATTTTCATCTTCTCTCTCAATGAATCTAATAGGATTATTTTCACGAAATATTTTGTTTATTCCATAATTAAAGAAATCATTATAAGATTCTAAATGATGTGCAACTAAATTATTTGGGTTATCAGTAAAATATTTGTCGATTATTTTCCAAGATATGCTTTCAGTATTCATATTATTATATTAATTATATATTTTTAATTGTATTTATTAAATAACTTATAATTAATAAATTATATTTGATAAATTTACAAATTATATTATTCAATTATATTATTCAAAAATAATAATAAATAATATAATTAAAATATATATAAGATGCTTTAAAATAACATAAAGGGTTTAATATATTTATTAACAATAATGTTTGAAGAAAACATCCAATGTATGATTCAAGAATTAAATAAATCTCTAGAAGATGATTTAATTAATGCAAACAGTATACCAGAACAAAATACAAATATTATACCAGAACAAAATACAAATACTATACAACAACAAAATACAAATACTATACAACAACAAAATACTTTAAAAGAAATAAAAAATAATAATAATTTTGAAGATGAAATAATAAAATTTGTTATAGAAAATAATCCAAAATTATGTATATTAACACCTTGTTATGGATCAATGTGTCATATATCTTATACACAATGTCTTATTGATACAGTTGAAATATTTCGAAAATATAATTTTAAATTAGTTTTGCATTTTTGTAAAAACGATAGTTTAGTTACACGCGCAAGAAATAATTTAATAGCTAAAGCAATGAATGATGAATCAGTGACACATATTATGTTCATTGACAGTGATATATCGTGGCATCCATTGGACATTATGAAACTAATATTATACAATAAACCTTTAGTTGGTGGTATTTATCCACAAAAACGCTATCATTGGAATAAATTATATGAAAATAATAAAGGTTCTAATGTTGATAAATGGATTGAAACTAAAAATAAAAATGGTATTTTAAAAAATTTAACCGACAGTAATATGATACAACACAACTTGTTAAAATATAACTTGAATGTGAATAGTGGAGTATTGCATATAGACAATAATCTAACAGAAATAAAACATCTTGCTACCGGATTTATGTTAATACAACGTCACCTAATAGAAAAAATGTTCTTAAAATATTCTTTTACAAAATACATTGACGACACATGTTTTTTAACAGAATCAGAAAATAAATATGCATATGCATTATTTGATTGTGGAATAGAAAATACACATTATTATTCAGAAGACTGGTTATTTTGTGACCGTTGGTCTAAAATGGGAGGCAGTATTTATGCAGATGTTACAATTCGTTTAGTACATAGTGGTATTGAAGAATACAATGGTTGTTATCTTGCGTCACTATTGTAAAACTATAATTTAATATATATTTTATTCATAAAAATATATTAAAAGTATATTAAAAATATGATATAAATATATAAATGAAAAGTATATCTATATTATTAGGATTTTGTATGACTTTTTTCAATATAATAAATTGTGGAAAAATTATGTATAAAACGTTTTATGCATTTAACGATAAAAATATTATAAATAAAATTAAACATTCTCAAAATATTATAACAAATAAACACCAAAATGTTTTTTCTGAAAAAGATATAGAATTATATTTAGGCAAAAATGAATTTGTTAAAGATAAAAAATTAATATCTATATCTCCCGGTGGTGTTAAAGGATTTTATTTAATGGGTATTTTACATTATATTAAACAAAATTATAATTTAACTGATTATATATTTTCTGGAGCTTCTGCTGGCGCATGGAATAGTTTATTTATGTGTTTAAATAAAAATTCAAATGATTTTATATATAATATATTAAACGCTGATTTAAAAAAATCAAGATCAATTAAAGAGTTAGAATATTACATGAAGTATAAATTATTAAAATCGTATGCAGATGAAGATTTTGATTTAAACCGTTTGTTTATAGGTGTTACAACAATTCAAGATTTTAATCTGCAAACGAGTATTTTTTCAGATTTTGATAATTTAGACGACGCCATAAATTGTTGCATTGCAAGTTCCCATATTCCTCTAGTAACTGGAGGATTATCAAATAGATATCATAATATGTACACTTTTGATGGTGGATTTAGCACATATCCATATTTAAATTTAACAAATTCAGTATTACATGTTAGTCCAAATATGTGGAAAAAAGATGTTGTAATATATGATACACATAGTAAAATTAAAAATAAAATAAGTTCAGTTTTAGATTTAAGTAATTTTGTTTTTATACACAAAAATATTCAAAATATCAATTTTATAGAGCTTTATGATAATGGATATTCAGATGCCAAAATGAACAAAGCATTTTTAGATAATATATTTATTAAAAAATAATTACGCAACATTCACAAAAATGATACAAAATATAATTTGAAATATATAATAAGTATTTATTAACACATAAATAATAATTTTTTGTGTTCATCAATAATTATAAATTTATCTGTTATATTTTCTTCAATTGTTTTTTCATTGGGAAAGTTATAATTATCTATAAGTACTGTGTTAGTATCATTTGCTAAAGATATATATTTGCAATTATCATTGCTTAATATATACATTTCTGGTGCCAAATAACCACCATTTATTTCATTAAGATGTTGTAAATATGATGATTTGGACCACCAAAAATTTCCAGAAAAATGTTTTTTTGGATATAATTGAAGACTACACCCAACTGCATCATATTTATTTAATAATTTTATGTTTATATTGTATTGTTCAATTGTATAATAATTTAATAATTGCCTTCTTGATTCATAAAGTTTTAAATACGGATCTTCTTTTTTTTTTAATCCTTTTGTATGAAAATAATAAAGATAATAATCTTCTTCGGTAATAAATTTTTTATAATTATTTATAGCAAATTGTTCAAATGGATTATCACTTGTTTTTATTGATACAATATTATCATATTTACTTAAAATTTCATCCAATTCTACGCATTCATTTTTATTATATTTTGTTATAAATACAATTAATTTATCAGTTATATTTATCAATCCTTTATTCAAGCAGTCTAATTGTTCTTTAACAATATCTAAATAATGTTCTATGCAACAAATAAAATAAACACCATAAATTTTTTGCATAATATTACTATATATATATTTTAAATTAATAAAAAAATATTTTTTAAATTAATAAATTATTTAAAAATATAATATTTATTACAAAATTAATGTGTTTTTTTACTCTTATTATGCATTTGTTTATGTAGATTACGTTTATTCTTTTTTGTTATTCTAAATTTTGATTTATTTATACTATTATTAATATTATTATTACTATTAGTAATTGAAAATTCTGTCCAAGATTCTGATGGTCTATCTTTTATATATTTATAAAATTTTTCATATTGTCTATGTTCTTTAAAATACTTTTTTTTATCAAAAGGAATTCCGCAAGAATTACCATATCTCGCTACAAAGCTCATATTTTTAGCATGTTCGGTGTCACACACAATTCCATCAACTGCACCATGTGGGGCATAAGGTTTTGGTCTAGTTTCTTGTGACATATATTCTCTTGCATCTAAATCATAATGTGAGCAAACTGTTCTTGAACAAGGATTGTTTTCCTTTTTTAGATATACATCATAATGATCAGATATAATTTTTTTTGCAACTTCAATATTTAATTTTCCTTTATACTCATCCATTAAATCACTAAGTCTTACATATCTTGCACCTTGGTGTCTTCTAATATCATAAAATCCAGAATTATGAATTTCAATATTTCTTATTTTCTCGTCGTATACTGAATTAAATCCTATATATACTCCATTTTTTGTTCTATCTACACTATGATATTTTAATCCTAATTCAAGTCTCATTATTTCATTAGTATTTATATCTCCAAATAACCATGAATTTGCATAATCTCCAGAATTTTCATGCAATAATATTTTTACATAATCGTCTAATGAATTGCCATACTGCATAGCTTTTCTCGCTCTATATCCGATCGGAAACTTTTTTTCATAAGGCATAAATCCACCGATGGTTGTTTCTGTGCCTACAATTCCAGCTGAAGTAATAAAAAAATCAGTACCACTCCATATCCAGCATGGTGAAGTTTGCATAATAAATCTATGTCCTTTATCTGGCTGCATATCTAATATTACATTACCCCATTGTCCATCTATAAAATCGGTAAAAGAATTGTGTGCGACTACTATATTTCCGTCTTCAGTCCAATCGCCAACTGCTATAAATGCACTGCACCTATCTTTTGCTCCACCTCCTTCACGGCTACCATAAGAATCAGATTTAACTGAAAGCCAATATGAAATAGACAAATAAAAGTTCCATGCAATTATTTCGTCTATATTTGTATTGCACCCTCCGGCTTTACAACCTTCTGCAATTCCTTCCATTTCATCGTAAAATTCTCTAAATTCTATTTTGGTAAGTTTTTTGAAATCTTCACATATTTTTTTAATTAATTGTGTCCATTCGAGACCATATGCTTCCATCATCAAAAAATGTAACATTTCTTGAATTTCTTTAAAATCATCTGCACATACGTATCCATATGCATATCCTCTCTCATGTGGTGTTCCTTTAACGGATATATATTTCCATCCATTTTTTTTATATGTTACTGCATTTTTAGACATATTATAAATATAATATATAATAATATTATAATAATATTATAATAACATTATAATAATATTATAATTATAATTATAATTAGTATTGGTATAATTATTGGTATAATTATTTGTAGTATTTTTGTGTAATATTTATTTTTTATGAACTATATATAAATGAATTTTTTTAATAAATCGTCATCAAACATTCCACCTAGTATTATTCGTTATTCAGAAAATACTAAAAGAAATAGAAATATTAACATACCAAATAACATACCAAATAACATACCAAATGGAGACCAATTAACAGATTATTTTACTAAAATTGATAATGTTTTACATTTCATGAAACTATTTTTAATTATTAATTATACATATATTATGGGCGTTCCTATAAATCAATATTTTAAATTATTATACGTTCCTTTAGATACCCCAAGCGATCAATATGTTTATAATCCACCAGGCGTAAATATTAATGTTCCAACGTATATATCTATTAAGTGTGGTATTGATTTTAATAGCATTGCTTTATTATTAAATGGTCAAGAATTATATTCGACTGGTATGGACCCAAATAATCGTGAGTTATTGTTTTCTGATGATATATTTTTTCAGACAATAAATAAATTAAATGAACTTAGTCAAATTGTTACTCTTGATAATAGAAATATAAGGCAGTATATAAATAAGGGTTCTGATAAGGTAGGACAATTTTTTTTAAAAAACCTAAACAAAACATATAGTCTATATTTTATTAAAGATAACATAAAATTTACTATTCCCACTTTTGGTAAACTTGATGCTGTAATATGTTACAGTTTCTTTAAAGACAAAACCTTACAAGATGTTATGGATACATATAATAACATCTCAAAATATCCATGTTCAGTAGTTGAATTAAATAAATCATTTTTTAGTAATCTACCTAAAATAGATAATATAAGTTTAGATGATCTTGAATATTTTCAAGAAGACATTAATAGTTACATCTTTAGGCACGCAAATGATCGTTATTTATCATTACCAAATAAACCAATTGAAGTACAAGCACTAGAAGATGTGCCAATAAATTATGCTGATAAAACTGATATTACTACTAATATGACAGAAGAAAATGATAGTTCTAGTAATAAACGTAAACGTGATTCTGATTCTAATAATAAATTGCCTATTGCCAATGCATTATACAGTATGTCTCTTCCGAGCAGAGGAATAGTGTTTGCAGATGTGCCTAGGTTGGAAGATCGACAAGATGATAGTGGCCGCATACCTTCAAGTTACAAAAGTTCTAGATACCGTGGCGGAACAAAACACAAAAGAAAATATAATAAATCTAAAAAATCTAAAAAATATAATATATCTAAAAAGGTAAAAAATCTAAAAAGGTTAAAAAAATCTAATAAATGTAATAAATCTAATAAATCTAAAAAATAAAAATTTCAACCAAGTAAAATAATTACATATAATATTTTATTTATAATTAATTATTTATAATTTTTTATTTCCATTTGTTAAAATTATTTTATTTGTTTAACATAATCAATCCAATCATAACAAATAAAAGTATCCATGGAAGAAGAACAAGTAGCCATGATATTCCAACATGACCATCTTTGCATATTAAATTAAGAACCCAAGTCCAGAATAATATATACACCAATTTTACTATAAATACTAATGCAGTATTTGGAACACGGCAAGAAAACGAACCTATACAATAGCTTTGATTATTTCCTAAATTTTGTAAAACAATCATGACAAGTCCAATCATAGAAATAACAAAAAATAATAATGACGGCGCACAAAGCTCTTTAATATTTTTTGGAAAAGACATTATTATATATAGATAGAAAAATAACTTATTATTTGTAATTAATATTTTTCTAAAATATACATCTATTTTATATTTATTTGGTCTTTCCAAGGTAAAGGATTAGGAGATAAAGAATTACCCCTAAATATATTATACGTATTTCCTATACTGTGTTCTACGCCTCTTCCTAAATTAATAAAATCTTGAGCTATAGTATTTGAAAGTGCGCCACCACATCTTCTAGTCCTTTTATTTTTTTTATTTTTCCCACCAACCATTTGTCTAGATATATCAACTGGTGTATAAGTATTATATCCTAAATGATTTCTGTCAGATGCATTTCCGTATACACCTGGCCAACCAGATGGATTTGGTGTCCAAGCCTTGCCGATTAATCCATTAGGATATGTGCTTTGTCCATTTCCTCCTACTAAACCTCTTTTACATGTTCCGCATGTTCCTCCTTTAAATAAATTTAATTGACAACTACTGCAACCAGAGCCACCTTTAATAGTACTAATCGGACTTAAAAAAATATTATTTTTAGGATTTGTAGGACCTACAGATGGATATATGGCAGATGTATTTCCTCCTTTACCAGTATATGCAAGATCTGGATTAAGTATTTTAGGAACATTTGAGGAGGGATAAGCTAAATAACCATCTCCACCTACTTTATAACATCCTTTCATTTTATACAATCGTTGTTTGTGTTTGTGTGTTTTAGAATTTTTGATTTTATATTTATTAATTGTAGAATTATTTCTTCTAGTTTTATTTCTTTTAAAACTACTTTTTTTACTTTTCACCATTATATAATATAATAAGAATAATTTATTTTTTTAATAATATTAATCAGTAGTCACATTAATCAATATCAACGTGAGTCAGAAAATGTCTACGACAACACATTTTTGTCAATTTTAATTCATCTAAAACTTCACCTTCTGGAGTTTTATCATGAAATTCTTTTGTCAAATAAACTACTTTATCTATATCGGCTAATACATCATTTCCCTTTTTTGCTAATTTTTTTTTACGCACTTCTTGACAATAAAATCTATATTTATCGGCAAGAACCATACCACAAGTAAAACATTTAATTGGAATAATCATAATTAATATAGTTGTATATATTTATATTGATTAAATTTAATTCATTTTTTTATTAAATTAAATCTTACATTTAATATTTTATTGCCCATATTTTTGTACCAATTCCTTATTTTTGATTTCAAAATTTGTCTTATTTAAATGTGTTAAATTACAATATTCTTCTAATTCATTCATTGTATTACATTTAGTATAATTAAAAGCTTCGAAATCTTTTGAAAAATATGAATTTACAAAATCTAGTATTTTTTGAGTAAAATAATTACAAAACTTATCTTTATTTGTAAAATGAACTCGTAAATTGTATTTAATTTCATTTATATGAAGAATTTCGTCTGGGCCTATTTTATTAAGCACATATATTAAATCTTCATTTAAATTCTCTACTTTTCCAATAAAATCTATTTTTAATGTTCCATCATCTGAAACTAAATGGTCGTATTGCGTAATAAAACTATGCGAATAGACTACATCTTCCATTTGCTTTGAATTATTATTCATTATAAACTCACCAAATGAATTGTATTTAAAATTATACATATGTCTATTTTCACTATAAAACACATAAGATGAAACTATTTTATCATAAGGATTTCTTACAAATGTAAATTTAAAATATTTATTAAATATTTCTGGTGTAAACAAATTATCCTTACATTTAAAGTTATTTAATGTTTCATAATATCTATAAATCCCTTTATTTCTTAAAAATTGTATTTGGTCTGTATTATTATTAGATTGTTTACTATCTTTTGAAAAAATATTAAAATCGTTTCTAATTACATATAATGTATTAAAATCATAATATTCGTTTAAAATATATCTATTTTGAAAACTGGCGTTTTTAGGTATAGTTATACATATCGCCTTTAATTTATGATTAATTAATGCATTCATTAAAATATATAGTTTTGTAATATTTATGTCATTTTTATTATTATTTTTATTATTATTTTTAAATTAATAATAAAACAATGTTAAATGTTTATTAGTTAAATTAAATAAATTATAAATTACTATAAATTGTACATTAAATCTAATAAAAAAACTAAAATATAATTATTTTCAGATGATATATTTATATCTATATTATTTGTATCTTGTGATAAATTACATGAAATAACACAGTCACCTATATTAAAAGTAGATTTTTTATTTTTGTTTTCATCTATTGGCGACGAATTATTTAAAAATATTTTTACTTTGAAGAAAGACTTTTCATTTGAAATATGTTCGTCAATTATATTTTCTTTTGATACTAATATTTTTAATATATTAATTTTAATATCATTTAAGTCGTATGTTTTTTGTAAATAACTATTTATCCTATTAAAATCATTAATAAAAAACCTAAACATGTATGGTATATTTTCAATATTGATTATGGTGTTATTATTTTTTTTATGGTAAGAAATTTCATTACAAATCCAGTTACACATTTCAGATGTATAAAATTGTGAATTTATTTTATTTCCATAAAATCTATTTTGTATAGTTATATCGTCTTTATTTATTATACCATTACATGTGTAACAATGTAATATATCATACATTAAATCGTAACCATATTTATTTGATAATTCTGTAAAATGTTTAGTTTGATTCAATATGTTATTTTGTGACTTTAAAATAAATGTATAATTAAATTTTTCTAAAATATCAATAATAGTTTCTTGTAAATTTACGTTTAATACATAACCATTATTTTTTAATTTTATATTTAACCCATTAACGTATAAATAATTCGCATAATTTAAAAAAATAGTTTCCAATTTATGAAAATTATACTTATTAAAATATAACATATTTTCAATAAATGTTTTATTTATAATTTTAGTATCTAACAATAATTTACCGTAGTATTCATTTTTAGTATAATTGTTGTTCTCTGATAAACTATTATTAAATACATTATTTGATATATCAATCGTATTAACTATACTAGTCGTTATTTTTTTAAATGTAATTTCACTTGTATTTGTATTTAAATAATATTCTGTGTTGTTAGGAACATCTGTATAAACATTTAATTTTAAAATTACTGGTTCTACATGAAGATATAAAGAATTTGATGTAAACATTTTAGATAACATATGATAATATTTACCATTAAATGCTATATTAGTTAATTTACTTGGAAACACAAACATTAGCTCATTTTCATCATTAAATTCTTTGTATTTATAATTTTCAGTATCTATATTTGTAATAATGATCGGAGACAAATTGTCGTTAAAAAAAGTATAACTCGTTATTAATGGAAGATATGTTGTTTTATTTTTTTTAAAAAGATTAATATGACAATTATTACTAATATTATTCGAAAATTCAATATAATAATTTTCATATTTTTTGTCTAATTTACTAATATGATATTGTGCCAAATTATAAACGATATATTCTAATTCATCATAATCACACTTAGTTATGTCGAGTAAATATGGCTTATCAATATTTGTAATTTTATTTATTAAATTATTATTTTTGTCGTTAATATTATAAGTCACTTTGTTTTGTTCAAACCCAATTTTATCTAACATAATATTAATTTATAACAAATAATGTTTAAATCTTTAAGGTGTAAATTAATATTTTATAAAATTAATATTTTATAATTATAATTTTATATACTTTTATATAACCATCCAGTAATTATTATTTTATCTGATGAAATAGGCATTTTTCCACAATGAGGAAATGCCCAATGAGCTGGAAATAACAATAATGTTCCTTTTTTAGGTTTAATCTTAATATCATTCCAAAACTCAGTTTCACCACCTTCATTTACATCCATTAAATACCATAAATATGTAATAACTCTATATTCATTTTGTTCTAATGAAAAGTCATTATGATAAATATATTTTCCTCTTTGTTTTTCATATTTTTGAACCATAAATGATTTTTCATAAAAATAATTTGTTTCAAACATTTTATAATTTACAATATTATTTTCAGAAGAATATTCAGATATATTTTGTAGTTGATCTAAATATAATTTTAAGTTATTAAATAATTCGTTATACAAATAATTATTTATTTTAAACCATTTTGTATTTTCTTTCGAATTTATTGGAATTCCAAAATCAGTAGTATCTTTTACATCTTTATTCATTCCTCCAGCAGTTACTCCATCATATTTATTTGGCTCATCATTGTAATATTCTATTATATCGTCACATAATTCATCTGGTATAGATTGTTCCTTTAAATATATAAAATTGTTCATAATAGTATAAAAAATAAATATATTTATGTTATTATCGATTATAAATTATTTTTTAAAAAATTCATTATATATTTCGCCAGTAATAATGAATTTATCATTAAATAAAGAAATTTTATGTGAATGTGGAAAACACCAACCAGAAGGAAAAAGTAATATTTTACCAATTTCTGGTTTTATCTTATATTTACCTAAAATTTCAACTTCACCACCTTCAATCACATCATTTAAAAAAATAATAAAATTATACACGCTGTGATAATGCTCATTTATTACATTAAAATTATATGAATATGTTATATAATTTTGTGACTTTATAAATTTTATAAACATATAATTATCTGTAAAAAAATATTTATTATTTAAATTTGTAGTTTGTTTGTGCAATTCAGATAGGCAAGTTGTCAATTCAGATGTAAGTGTATTAATTAATTTACTTATATCATTTTTATTTTCTTTTAAATAAATACCATAATAATTCTCAATTTTATTATTAGTTATATTATTATAATTTATCAATTTATCGTTATCGAATTGTTCAATTATATCTACACATAATTCCTTTGTAATAACATTTTTTTTTTCATAAATATATTTTTCCATTATGAGTATATTTAAAAATTTATTTAAATAATTATTTTATAAGTATTTATTATTAATGTCAAACAATTATTATTATTACAAAGGAATACCAATATCCGATTTTTTATGTACTAGTAGTAATGCAAATGCACCTAATGGTGCTAGTCTTACCCTACATACTGATTCTGCATATTTTATTGGAGTTAATGGATACATAACAAATTATAATCAAGAAAAATTATCCATACCAAACTATACATATAAACCAAGTATGTTAAATTATATGTACGATATAGGATATATGTCAAATAGCATGTTAATTACACATAATAATACACCAATTATCCCAATAACTAAACCTTCATGGTGTAACGCGATTAAAGCTGTATTAA